ACTGGACAGATCCTGAAGTATGGAAAAAAGCGAACCCCTCGCTTGGCATCACAGTCGATATTGAAAAACTCCATATCGCCTGTGAATCAGCCAAGCAAAACNCTGCCGAAGAAAATACCTTCAGACAGCTGCGCTTAAATCAATGGGTCAAACAATCGGTGCGCTGGATGCCGATGGAAGCCTGGGATAAATGTTCCCTTGCCGTTGACCCCAAAGCCCTAGAAGGTCGTATCTGCTACGGCGGGCTAGATCTTTCCAGCACCACCGACCTCACAGCTTTTGTCCTGGTCTTTCCGCCTGAAACAGAGGATGGTTCCTTTGATGTACTGCCCTTTTTCTGGATGCCGGAGGACAATATCCCACTGCGGGTGAACCGAGACCACGTGCCTTATGACATTTGGGCGAAGGAAGGTCAAATCCTCACAACGGAAGGAAATGTCGTCCACTACGGCTTTATCGAAAGCTTTATTGAGGAGCTGGGCGAAAGATATAACATCAAGGAAATCGCCTTTGACCGCTGGGGTGCTGTGCAGATGAGTCAGAACTTAGATGACCTCGGCTTCACGGTCGTTCCTTTCGGTCAAGGCTACAAGGATATGAGTCCGCCGTCCAAGGAACTGATGAAGCTGGTGCTGGAAGGAAAACTCCGCCACGGCGGACATCCAGTATTGCGCTGGTGCGCCGACAATATCTTTATCCGCACCGATCCTGCCGGAAACATCAAGCCTGACAAGGAAAAATCGACTGAGCGTATTGATGGTGCAGTGGCGCTCATCATGGCACTGGATCGTGCGGTAAGAAATCAGGCCAGTGACAAGGATGCTTCTGTCTATGACGAACGTGGACTACTACTCTTTTAGAAAGTTGAGGTGATGTCTTCTGGGAATCTTTAAAAATCTATTCAGGAGCCGGGACAAGCCGGAGCTTACGAAACCGAGCACGCCTCGGTTTTTCTTTGCCCTGACATCAAGCGGCAAGCAGGTGACGGAAAAGACGGCCATGCAGTCAGCAGCGGTGTATGCCTGTGTGCGTGTTATCGCCGAGACGATTGCCAGTCTCCCTTTGCACCTCTACCGCTATGTGGATGAGGGCAAGAAGCGTGATCCTAGTCACCCTCTCTATACGCTCCTCCATAATGCACCGAACCCCGAGATGACGAGCTTCATCTTTCGGGAAACCCTTATGACGCATCTTCTTTTATGGGGAAACGCCTATGCTCAGATTTTAAGGAACGGTCACGGTGAGATCGTAGGAATTTATCCGCTTCTTCCGGACAGGATGCAGGTTGCAAGGGATGAGGACAAAAACCTCATCTACCTTTATCAAAGCGGCATGAAGCAGATTGCTTTCCGTCAGGAGGAGATTCTCCATATACCTGGGCTTGGCTTTGACGGCCTTGTCGGTTATTCACCGATTGCGATGGCCAGAAACGCCATCGGGATGGCCATGGCCACCGAGGAATTTGGCTCGTCCTTCTTTTCAAACGGTGCAGCACCGGGCGGAATATTGGAACACCCCGGCACCTTAAAAGACCCGTCCAAGGTCAGAGAAAGCTGGGAGGAGCTTTTCAAAGGTTCGGGCAATGCCAACCGGGTCGCTGTTTTGGAAGAAGGCATGACCTATAAGCAGATCGGCATCCCGCCGAATGAAGCCCAGTTTTTGGAGACGAGAAAGTATCAGACGGAAGAAATCTGCCGCATCTACCGTGTGCCGCCCCATCTGGTGGCAGACCTCGACAAGGCGACCTTTTCCAATATTGAACATCAAAGCATCAGCTTTGTCGTTCATACGATAAGGCCCTGGCTCGTGCGTCTGGAACAGGCGATGGACAAAGCTCTGCTCTATCCGGAAGAACAGACCCGGTATTTTGTGGAGTTCAATGTGGACGGGCTTTTGAGGGGCGACTACGAGAGCAGGATGCAGGGCTATGCCACGGCAAGGCAAAACGGCTGGATGAGCGCCAACGATATCCGGCGTTTGGAAAATATGAATCTCATCCCGGATGAGGAAGGAGGCAATTTGTACTTAATCAACGGCAACATGACNAAACTCAAAGATGCCGGGCTATTCGCCGGCCAGGAGGTGAAAGAAAGTGAATCATAAGAAATTCTGGAAGTTCTTAAATGATCTTCCGGACGAAGAAACCGTCCTCAGATTGGACGGCCCCATTGCAGAAGAGAGCTGGTTTGGCGATGAAGTCACACCGGCTCTTTTTCTTAGCGAACTAAACAGGCATCCGGGCGATTTGACTGTCTGGATTAACAGTCCCGGCGGTGATGTCTTTGCGGCATCACAGATCTACACCATGCTCATGGATCACAAAGGCAAGGTTACTGTGAAGATCGACGGGCTTGCAGCTTCTGCCGCTTCCGTTATAGCCATGGCGGGAGGCGAAGTATTGATGAGTCCTTCTTCCATGATGATGATCCATAACCCCATGACGCTCGCTTTCGGCTGGAAGGACGAGATGGAAAAAGCCTTAGATGTCCTTGACGAGGTCAAGGCTTCCATCATCAACGCCTATGAATTAAAAACTGGGCTATCCCGAAATAAAATCTCAAGACTGATGGATGACGAGACCTGGATGAATGCCAGGAAAGCAAAAGAACTCGGCTTTTGTGATGCTCTGCTTTTTTCTGAGGGGGATAACCCCGACCTNGGTGAAGCAAGCGTCGCCTTTGCCGCAAGACGGACGGCAACTGCCGTCTTAAACAAAGTGTACCCGACCGTGCCCACGCCGTTGGAGCAGGGCACTTCCTATGACGAGCTGAAAAAACGGCTCGAACTATTAAGCCATGAAGGAGGCTATTAACGATGAATAAACTGCAGGAACTGAGAAACAAACGCCACGAAGTCTGGAACCAGGCCAAGGCCTATCTGGAAGAAAAGCGCGGCGAGGACGGTCTCGTGTCGGCTGAAGACACGGCCGCCTACGAAAAGATGGAACAAGAGGTTGTCGATCTCGGCAAAGAAATCGACCGTCTGGAGCGCCAGCGGGATATGGACATGAAGCTCTCGCAGGCGACCAGCCGTCCCGTGGTCACAGACCCGATGACTGAGGTAGAGGACAAGACCGGACGCGGCAGCAAAGAGTACAACCGTGATTTCTGGAATGTCATGCGAAAGAAGAACGCTGTCATCACTAATGCGCTTCAGGTCGGCACGGATTCTGAAGGCGGCTACCTTGCTCCGGATGAATTTGAGCAGACACTGGTAGAAGCTCTGGAAGAAGAAAACATCTTCAGGCATCTTGCCAATGTCATTCAAACGTCGTCCGGTGATAGGAAGATCCCCGTTGTGGCAACCAAAGGCACGGCGAGCTGGGTCGATGAAGAAGCGGCGATTCCTGAGTCTGATCCCGCTTTCGGTCAGGTTTCGATCGGAGCTTATAAGCTTGCCACCATGCTCAAGGTTTCAGAGGAACTCTTGAACGACTCCGTCTTTGACCTCGAAAGCTATATCGCCAAAGAATTCGGTCGCAGGATGGGCTCCAAAGAGGAGGAAGCCTTCCTCGTGGGCGACGGCACCGGAAAGCCGACGGGCATCTTCCATACCACGGGCGGCGGCGAATTGGGCGTGACAGCCGCAGCGGAGGCCGAGGTTACAGCGGATGAACTGATTGACCTTTTCTATTCGCTGAGAGCACCGTACCGCAAGAACGCCGTCTTTATCATGAACGACGCTACTGTGAAACTGATCCGCAAACTCAAGGATCAGACAGGGCAGTATCTCTGGCAGCCTTCCTTGACCGCAGGCACGCCCGATACCATCCTGAATCGTCCGGTCTACACGTCAAGCTTTGTGCCATTGGCGGAAGCCGGTACGTTTACCGTTGCCTTCGGTGACTTTTCCTACTACTGGATTGCTGACCGTCAAGGCAGGTCTTTCCAGCGCTTGAATGAGCTTTTTGCAGCAACAGGACAAGTCGGCTTCCGAGCCACACAGCGTGTTGACGGCAAGCTCATCCTGCCGGAAGCTGTGAAGCTTTTGCAGATGAAAGCCGGAGCGTAAGGCAAGGAGGATTAAGGGATGAAAGCGGAGGATTTGCTGGTTCCCTTAAAAGAGAATCTGGCAGTGGAGCATGACGCGGACGATGCCCTTCTGCTCCGCTGCCTGTCCTCCGCTCTTTCCTATGCGGAGGGCTACCAGAAAAAGGGGCCTGATTACTACCAGACAAACGAAATGACTGAAAGTACCAAGCAGGCGGTTATTGTTTTAGCAACTTTCTTTTACGAGAGCCGTGACGGTTCAACCGCCGGCTTTTTTGCTGATTCGCCACAGGCCGCCCAGCAGGTATGGGAGACAGTAAAACTTCTCCTCCAGGGCGACCGGGAGGTGATCTTATGAGCATCAAACTGCAGCACTTTATTGAGCTTTTCCGGGTGGAGAGTGGGACGGACAGCGAGGGCTTTCCAACTGAACGAGATGAAATGCTCGCAAGCATCAGAGCCTACCGTGAAGACCGCTACGGGAGTGAAGCGTGGAAGAACCGCAGTCTTTTTTCTAAGGCGACCACGCTCTTTCGCATCCGGGTGATACCGGGCATCAAGCTCNATACCCGCTGTGTGGTTGTGACAGAAGACGGCAGGTACAACATTCTCTCGGTTGAGGACATCCGGCATAAAGGACTGTATTGGGAAATCCTCGCAGAGAAGGTTGATACGGAGGGNGTTGTTCAAGATGGCACGGTGTGAAATGAAACTGCCGGATGAGTTTATGGATAAGCTCTCCAAGCTCGGCGATAAGTTTGACAGCGTGGCTCCCAAGGTTCTGGAAGCTGGCGGCGAAGTAGTGCTCTCTCAGATGAAAGACAATCTCAGAAATGTCATCGGGAAAAATACGAAGGTGAAATCCCGCTCGACGGGGGCTTTGGAGAAAAGTCTCGGCATCACACCTGCTCTGCAGGATCGGAAGGGCGAATGGAATATCAGGGTCGGCGTGGGAGATTCGAGGGACAAGAAGGGCGTACCGGATGCCTTGAAGGCACAGGTGCTGGAATACGGGAAAGCAGGTCAGCCTGCCAAGCCCTGGATGAAGCCCGCCAGACGAAAGGCCAGAAAAAAGGCGATCTCCCGCATGGAAGATGTACTGAAACGGGAGCTTGACCTATGACAGCGCTTGCAGAATTAAAAGAGATGGCGGGTTCTTTAGGGCTTCCTTCCGGCACGATTTCCTTCCATGGCAAAGCACCATCGNCCTACCTTGTCTTCACGCCGCTCTTTGATGACCTCACGCTCTTTGCCGACAACAAACCACAGATGGAGACGGAGGAACTTCGTCTCTCACTTTTTACGAAAGAAAACTATTTAGTGTGGAAACGCCGTCTCACGGATGCACTTTTAGAGCGGGATTTCGTTATTACAGAGCGCCGCTTTTTAGGCGTGGATGATGAGACGGGCTACTACCACTACAGCCTGGACGCGGCAAAAGAATACGTCCGATTGGAGGAATGATTTATGGCTACGATAGGCCTCGATAAACTCTACTACGCAAAAATCACCGAAGCAGAAAACGGTGATGAAACTTATGACAAACCGAAGCAGCTCGCCAAGGCGATCTCGGCGGAACTTTCCGTAGAACTGGCTGAAGCGATCCTGTATGCCGATGACGGTGCATCAGAGATTGTAAAAGAATTTAAGTCCGGCACGCTCTCACTCGGTGTAGATGACATCGGTGCGGAAACGGCGTCCGGACTCACAGGCGCGGTGATTGATGCCAACAAGGTGCTGATTTCCTCATCAGAGGACGGTGGTGATCCGGTGGCGGTGGGCTTTCGGGCAAAGAAGTCCAACGGCAAGTACCGCTACTTCTGGCTCTACCGAGTGAAGTTCGGTATTCCGGCGACTAACCTTGAGACCAAGGGCGACTCGATTACCTTTTCCACCCCGACCATTGAGGGCACGATTCTAAGACGCAACAAAGCGGATACGGAAGGCCGTCATCCCTGGAAAGCGGAGGTCACGGAAGGCGCTGCGGGCGTCTCCCAAGAAACCATCAGCAGCTGGTATGAAGCGGTCTATGAACCGAACTATACACCGGTTGTGCCTTAAGGAGGAGCGCTATGTACGACGAGTATACGACAACGATTAAGGTCGGGGATAAGGATTATGAGCTTCTTCTTACGACAAAAGCGACCAAAGAAATCGCCGGACGTTACGGTGGCCTGGAAAACCTCGGCGAAAAGCTCATGAAAGCGGAGAATTTTGAGATGGCTATCGGTGAGATCGTCTGGCTGATTACGCTTCTTGCCAATCAGTCGATCCTGATCTACAACCTGAAACACAAAGAGGAACCGAAAGATCTTTTAACCGAGGAGGAAGTGGAGCTCTTGACTTCTCCGCTTGACCTTGCAGGCTACAAAGATGCCATTACCGATGCCCTGTTCAAGGGCACAAAGCGAAACGTGGAAAGTGAGCCCGACTCAAAAAACGCGCCGGCCGGGTAAGTGACCAGGCGTTATTTACCCGCCTTTTATATTACGGCCTGAGCCGCCTTCACCTCAGTCAGGATGAAGTGTGGCTCATGCCGTTTTCTTTACTTTTAGATCTCATCGAATGCCACAGGCAGTACGAAGGCATGGCCAAACCGAAGCTGGAGCTTTCCATCGATGAGGTGATTCCCTTTGACATTTAAAAGGAAGGAGGTGGCTTTATGGCTGATAATTTCGGTCTCAAGATTGGTCTTGAAGGCGAACGAGAGTTCAAAAAGGCGCTCTCGGAAATCAACCGCTCGTTTCGGGTCTTAGGCTCGGAGATGAAGCTGGTGGAGTCGCAGTTTGGCAAGAACGACAATTCTCTGGAAAGCTCTGCCGCCAAACAGAAAATCTTAAATAAAGAAATCGATGCCCAAAAGGACAAGATCAAGACGCTTCAGGCTGCTCTGGAAAATGCGGCCGACTCCTTCGGGGAAAACGACCGCAGGACAGATAACTGGCGCATCAAGCTCAACGAAGCCGAAGCCGCCTTAAATGATATGGAGCGGGAGCTGGACGAGTCCGCCGACAGTGCGGATGACTTGGGTGACAAGCTCGACGAATCAGGTAAGGCTGCGGAAGGCTCGGAAGGCAAGTTCAAAAAACTCGGCTCCATCTTAAAGGGTGTCGGTGTCGCCATGGGCACAGTCGCTGTGGCGGCAGGTGCTGCAGCCATCAAACTCGGCAAAGAGGTCGTCAAGCAGTTCGGCGAACTGGAACAAAACCTCGGCGGCTCTGAAGCCGTTTTCGGCGAGTACGCTGCTTCCATTCAAAAGACCGGCGAGGAAGCCTACAAGAACATGGGCGTCTCCCAGAGCCAGTATCTGGCGACGGCCAACAAGATGGGCGCTCTTTTCCAAGGCTCCGGCATTGAGCAGCAAAAGAGTCTGGAACTGACTGAAAAAGCCATGCAGAGAGCGGCGGACATGGCTTCCGTCATGGGCATCGATNTGCAGATGGCCCTCGACTCCGTGGCAGGAGCGGCCAAGGGCAACTTTACGATGATGGATAACCTCGGTGTTGCCATGAACGCTACGAACATCGAAGCCTATGCTCTTGCCAAAGGATTGGACTTTACTTGGGCGACCGCTACACAGGCAGAAAAGGCCGAAGTTGCCATGCAGATGTTCTTCGAGAACACCAAGCAATATGCGGGAAACTTCGCCCGTGAAGCGACAGAGACCGTGACCGGATCATTAGGTCTTTTGGAAGCTTCGGTCGGCTCCTTTGTGGGCGGGCTTGGCAATGCCAATGCCGATATGGAAAACCTCACGGCCAATGTGGTGGACGCTTTCGGTGCGGTCGTGAAAAACATCGTGCCCGTTCTAGAAAATGTGGTAAAGGCGCTCCCTGTGGCTGTGGACGGAATCCTAAAAGCCGTCGGTGAGCTTTTGCCTACACTTCTTGATACGGTGACCGCTCTCTTTACGCAGGTACTGGAGACTTTGCTTGAGCTTTTACCGGAACTGATCCCCGTGGCGGTCGATGCACTGATGACGATTGTGACCGCCCTTATTGAAAACCTGCCGCTTTTAATCGAAGCGGCCATGCAGCTTATAACGGCTCTGGTAGAAGGCATAGGCTTGGCGCTTCCGACTCTAATCCCTGCCGCCGTACAGGCCATTATGACGATTATTCAGGGTCTTCTGGACNATATGCCGCTTCTTTTGGATGCGGCGCTCCAGCTCATCATGGGGCTGGCGGAAGGCCTTATCGCCGCCATTCCGGTGCTTTTAGAAGCCCTGCCAGAGATTATAGAGTCCATTATCACGTTTATCCTGGATGCCATCCCGCAGATAATTGAGACAGGCATTGCACTGCTAACGGCGCTGGTGGAAGCGCTCCCTGAGATCATCACGCGGATTGTAGCAGCCATCCCTGAGATTATCGACTCCATTGTCACGGCGATTCTGGACTCGATCCCGCAGTTGATTGATGCCGGAATAAAACTGCTCGTGGCTTTGATTCAGGCTCTGCCTCAGATCATTACAACCATTGTGAAAGCAATCCCTGAAATCATCGCTGCCATTGTCAATGCCTTTGCCGGAAACATCGACAAGATCATTCTGGCTGGAGTAGAACTCTTTGTTTCGCTCATTGAAAACCTCCCGACCATCATCGTGGAGATTGTCAAAGCGGTGCCGGAGATTATTGCGGGCATTGTCAGCGCTTTCGGTTCGCTCATGTACAAGATCGTCGAAGTCGGCGGCAATATCGTGAAAGGTCTCTGGGAAGGTATCAAAGGACTCGCCGGCTGGATCTGGGATAAGGTGTCCGGCTGGGCATCCGATCTCTGGGGTGGGATCAAGAGCTTCTTTGGCATCAGCTCTCCCTCCAAGGAGATGGCCTGGATCGGCGAAATGCTGGTGGAAGGTCTGGCTGGTGCCATTGAACATACAGGCGACGATGCTGTCAAAGCCAGCGTGGATTTAGCAAAAGATATCAACGATGTGATGGGTCAGCTCGGAGAAGACATGAGCGTAGCCCTTCCTACTGATTTTAAGGTCAATGCCGAAACGGCCGTCAGCAGTGTGGCAGGAGGCTTTGCCCCCGGAGAAGGGACTTTCCAAATTACTATCGAGCAGATGTTTGTCCGAAGCGACGATGATATCAGGCGGGTCTCGCAGGAACTTTATGACCTCATGCAGGCAGGTTCCAGAGCGCAGGGCCGCTTTGTGCCGGCTTAAAGGAGGAGACCGATGGGATTTATCTATAACGACATATCCTCACAGGAAATGGGCGTCAAGGCGAGACTTCTCTCCTGGCAGGTATCGGGCGCACTGCGAAACTACAGCACATCAATCCCTGGAAAATATGGAGCGGCGGACTTCGGAGCGGATTTGGACAGCCGTGAGATCAGCGTGTCTTGTTCCATCTTTCCGAAGCTTCGTTTTGAAAATTTGGTAGCTGAACTCGATCAGATTGCTCTCTGGCTCTCGCCTTTAGACGGCTTAAAGCAGCTCATCTTTGACGAGGTGCCCGACCGCTATTTTATGGCAAGGCTGAAAGACAAGGTGGACTGCGAACGGGTGATCCGGGCAGCAGGACGCTTTGAACTGAAGTTTTTTTGNCCTGATCCCTTTTCCTATGCCGTGGAAGACGAGAGCTTTATTTTGACAGAGACAGGCACACATACCGTGACGAGATTACTTGGCAATATCGAGTCCGCCCCGGTCTATGCCTTACAGGGAGAACTTATAAAAGCACCGGATAACTTCATCTCTGTCACGGTGAATGGCGCAGAGATGAAACTGGTGAATGCCAGTCTTTCATCTGNGGAGACGCTTTTTATTGACACCGAGAACCTGACGGCCTACGTCAAAGCTCAAAACGGCACGATTCTTAGAAACGGACTGCCCCTGCTTCAGGAACTGAACTTCCCGGAGCTTCGAGTCGGTGGCAATGAGATCGTGATTGAAGCGAGCAACGCCGTATTTACCGAACTTAAGATTCAGGCAAAAAGCCGCTGGAGGTAGAGATGGCACTTAAAACAATTCTTAACAGACAGGAGGACTTTACGGGTGAGTTTCCGAAAGAATATGCCACGTCCGGACTCTGGCGCTTTAATGATGAGGCCTGGGATGAAAACGGTCTTTTGACAGACAGCTCCGGGCAAAACAGAAAGCTTGAAGTCGTAAACCGCATCGGCGTGACGGCAGGACTTGTTTCCAGTGGTCTCGGCGGCTCAATTAAGATCAACCTTAACGATCCTGCCAATGAAAAAACCTATCTGAAAGCCGCCAATGACGGCACGTTCTTTCAGGACCTCGGCGACACCATCGCGGTCGGCGGCTGGATGATGCCGACCATATACTCCGTCGGCAACACCTACTGTCCGCTCTTTAATACCAGATACGGTCCGGGTCAGCCGATCTTTTATCTGTCGCTCTTTCAAGGACGTCCTCGCATCATGCTCTATAACGAAGCGGGTTCACTCATTTTGGACAGGACAACGTCACCGTCCTTTGCCATGCAAAACGGCGGCACCTACTTTATCTGCTGCCTGATCAGGCCAAACGAGAAGACGGCACAGTATTTTCTGGGCGACCGCTCAGACGGCAAAAACTGGATTTCGCCCGTCTACTCTTTTACAGACGAGTTAAACCGCAGCTCTGTGGCGGACATCATTATGGGGATGCACGCCGGAAGCTACTGGTATGCGGGCGGCTTTGATGACTGGTTTTTGGATACCACCTCGAAGTTTGCGATAGCGGATGTCGAAGACTTTTTTCTCTCTTCTCTCTCGGCAAACGGCGGGATTCACACGTCCACGGTCGATGCCACGGCCGNACCCGACAAGGTCATCCTAAGAGCAGTCGACGGGAATTTTTTTACAAACGGCGAGCTGATCACAAGAGCCCTGCCCTTAAGCCTTTCCGGCAATGGGAGAGTTTCTATCACAAAAGAATACGAAGCGGGCGTGACGGATATTTCGAAGGTAGAGATAGCAACAAGTGAAGACCGTCTTAGCTGGAGCTCTTGGGAAACACTCCCGCTGGACGGTTCGCTCCCCACGGGGAGCAGTTCATATATTCGCTTTCGCTTAACCCTTACGACGGGTGATCCGAAAAAGACACCGAAGCTCGTGGATATCCGCATCTATGACATACCGAAAGCCCCCTATGAGCGAATTGGCTATGCCAGGCCGGTACTCTTAGACAGAGACGGGGCCTGGGAAGCGGTGCTGGAAAACGCCTACGAGATCATCGTCACAGGCGAGGTCAACGGCGAAGATACGCTCTCTTTCAAGCTCCCATTCCGGGATGCCAAGCGCCACTTTTTGGAGAATGAAAAGAAGATCCAGATCGTGGATGATATCTATAAAATCCGNACGGTGAGCGACATTAAAGATATGCAGGGCGGCACGGTGACGGAAGTCTATGCGGAAGCCGAGTTTTATGACTTAAATGTCAGCATCAGAAAGCCTGAGAAAAGCTTTGACGCAGAGACACCGGAAGCGGCGATGGCTTTTGCCCTGGAAGGCACGGAGTGGAGTGTCGGCACGGTTAATGTCCGAACAAAACGCACCTGGGTTTCTGCTGAGAAAAATGCACTTTCCGTGCTGCGGGCGATTGCTGATTTGCACGGTGGAGACCTTGTCTTTGACTNCCCGAATCGGCTGGTGCACCTCTTCACGGTGAGCGGCAAAGACTCCGGAGCACTTTTTGCCTACAAGAAGAATATGAAAAGCATCAAGCGGGTCGTCGATACGAGAAGCCTGGTGACAAGGCTCTATGCCACAGGGCAGGACGGACTGACCTTTGCCGATATCAACGGCGGCAAGCCCTATCTGGAAGACTTCACCTTTACAAATGACATCCGCATTTCTTCACTCGACCTGTCCTCCTTTACGAACCCCTATCAGATGAAGGAGTATACCGCCATGCGGCTGGCGCAGTATGCCAAGCCGAAGGTCTCCTATGTCTTAAATGCGATGGACTTATCCGTCCTCACAGGCTTTGAACACGAAGCCTGGTCGCTTGGCGATTATGTGCGGGTGGAGGATAAGGAACTGGGACTCAGCGTCACAACAAGGATAGTCCGCCGGGAGTACAACTTGCAGGAGCCTTGGAACACGGTGCTGGAATTATCCACCACCTTAAAGAACCTCGGTTCATCTGTGAGCCGGCTTGAAACCGTGGCAGATTCGCTGCAGGGCGCAGGTGCTTTCTCAGGTGGCAACATCTCCGATATGGTGCCCTTCAATCATCTGAAAAACTCCCGCGCCGACGACGGCATGGCAAACTGGACGAACTCCGGCTTTGAAGCGGTCGCAGAAACGGGCGGTTCCGGCACAGCGGCCTTTAAGGCGGAGGGCACGCCGGGACTTACGAAGTGGATGGCACAGACTGTCTATCCTTCCAACAGAAANAGCTACACGCTCTCTCTTGCCATCGCTTCGGAAAATTTGGAAAAACTATCAGATGTTTCTCAGGTTGGCGTGGAGGTGGTCATCGAGTACGAGGATGGCAGCACGGAAACGCGCTTTATTGACCTGTATTAGGGAGGTAGCATATGGCTTATTTCAGAAAGGCAAAAGATACCATTCAACCGAAGGGCTACCGTTCGAAACTAAAATCTATCACGGTGCGGGTCTTTATCTCTAACTGCACGGGGAAAATCCTCGTGACCGATCTCCTGCTTCAGGGCGGCTCGGTCGCTACTGGCTGGGTTGGACATCCCTCAGAGATCCGCTTTTCGCTTGACGGTTAGGTGATCGTATGCAGAAATTTTACAGGCTTTCTGAAACCGTCAATAAAAAAAGCGAGTCCCGAGTGGTTTCGGTCACGATAAAGCCGATCTTAAAAGATATGTCAGGCATCGTCTGGCTAACGGACCTCATGCTTCAGGAAGGCGACCGACTGACAGGCTTTCTGCCACATACGGAGACTTTATTGAAAAAACACAGCGTGGACGGTGCCGTGCGTGAGCCGGTCTGGTATAACGCCATCGTCCGAGGAAAAGAAACGCTGGTTCTCTTTAACCTCGGCAAGACCGCAGCGGGACTTGATATCAAGCTCTATCCGAAGACCAACCTCGCAGAAGGAAGCGTGACCATCGCTCAAGGCGTGGGCGGACAGTGGGCACATTTTCCAGGAGCACTTTTGGCAGGAGACGAGCTGGAAGTGGATGCGCTTAACCGAACCGCAACAAAAAACGGTCAGCCCTTCACAAAGGAGGGCTTTTATCAGTACAGCGCTGCCTGGGATTCCAAGCACATCGTGGATGTGGGCGAGAAAAAGTCGGCAAGGCTGCTTTTTACCCTGCAGGAAATGGAGGACGGAGGTGATTTTTGATGGAAATTNTAAAGGGCCGTGAGGTCATGGTTTGGACCTTCATGGGCAATGCCCGCATGTGGGAAGCACTGCAAAAGTATGGAGACCGTATTAGTCAGATCGGTCTTTTTTCTTTTAAAGTTAAAGCTACGGGTGAAATCTATGAAACAGGTGTGGCCATCTCTGACATGATGACCTATGTCAATAAATGGCCGCATATCCGCTGGCTTTTAACCGTAGCTAACGACGGCTATAACTCCATCTTCCGTGCCATCCGTGAAAATACAAACGGTGCGCAGGATATGTTTTTATCTGAGCTTGTCCGCATCATGGAGAAATATCCCTGGTGTGACGGTGTGGACATTGACCTGGAAGGCGGCGGTGATTATTCCACTGCGCCAAAGTCAACAGCGATGTTTCAAAACATCTACCGGACGGTGAAAAACTACAATGCCGCAAAACGGGTTAATATCTGTCTTCCCGGCATGACCTCGGTGGATGGTTCGGTCGGTGGCGAGAACTGGTGCGTTTATGCTGACCTCGCTCCATATTGCGATACGGCATCCATCATGAGCTACGGCATGGCTTGGGCGGGTTCTGCTCCGGGTCCTGTGTCTCCCAGAGATTGGCTGGAGGGTATCTACGAGTATGCCGCTGCTGTCATGCCGCCCGGCAAAATTTATCTCGGCATTCCCGCCTATGGCTGGAACTGGCAGATTTACGATACACCGGAAAACTTAGGGGAATATTACCGAGGTGTATCGCATACCTATTACGGTGCAAAAAACTGGATGACGGGCTTTTATCAGTTTAAGGAGACGGACCCGCCGTCCCCTCAGATACCGATTGCCGCCTACTGGGATGACTACAACAAAGTGCCCTGGGCACTGCCGCATGTCTACGACTACATGGAAGGTCGGGATGCCGAAAGTTTTGCCTNCCCTCTGATGGGCGAGGTGTACAAGAGAAGACGCTACCTTACGTCCTACGGTAAGATGCAAAAGAAAGAATTTGACGGCATCATCGTGGAGCGAAATGCCATGCCGGACAGTTATTCGGGTGTGGTTTCCGTCTCTGAAAAAATAGTGACGCTGGGTGATAGCGGAAGCGCTGCTTATAACTTTACGGTGGAAGAATCGGGCGTCTATGACATCGCGGTGAATATTGGCTTTCCCTTTTGGGATAAAAACAGCCTTTATCTTTCGCTTGACGGTGCAAGTCAGCTTTATGAGGAAAGTCGGCTCTGGTGGCCTTATTGGCGGACGACCTTTTGGAAAAAGGCATGGAGTGGCGTGTCGCTTTCGGCAGGCTCGCATACTCTGACAGTATCCGTCTCCGCACCGGGCGTTCAGGTTTATGGCTTTAAGGTTTGCCGAAGCTTTACGGAAAGTACGGTCTGCGGCGCAGCAGACTACCTGCTCTCACCGAGAAAATTCAAAGATATCAACGGTGTGATGCTANGGCCAAGAGAAGGCTTTAAGCTGACCTTTGAAATGCTTAGAAGAAAGGCAGACTCTGCTCTTATCTGGTATGAGGATTTCAGAGATGACCCACCGCTGCCTGATTCTTACTGGGCGGTGCTTGATGGCGAGTGGTCCGTCTGGCAGGACGAGGAAGATAGCTACAGACCGTATTCGCAGCTTGAAGGCTACGGACGGCTTGCCTTGAAGTATGGGTCTTTCACGGACCTCCACCTTCGGGCGCAGATGATTTTTCCTGAAAGCTTTACAGGCAGGGCAGGTATTTTCCTTGGGGATCTCTTCTGCTGCTTTAACTATGATGCACAGGCTGTGGAACTGTATGAAGGCTCTGTCCTTAAAGATTCCTTTGCGACCTCTTTTGAAAAGACGTCGGAAGCAGAGATCAGGGCGTCTCCTTATGTCTACACGATTGAGATGCGAAAGCGTGGAAATAACGTCCGAGTCTATTCGGGCGCATCGAAGTCGCTGCGGTTTCAGTCGGCTGTATCTGATCCGGGCGGCTTTACCGGAATTCGCTCGGACAGCCCTGTCCACTGCCAGCTCTTTCGGGTCGGTGATGCCTATACCTACGAACCCTATGAACGCTTTGATGTAGAGATGCCGGACGGAAGCTTTACGAGCTTTGGGCGGATCAATCGGACGGGCGTTACTTGGGATGAGGAGTTTCAGGTTTTTACAGTCAATTCCGATATCGAGGAGCACGAGACCAGGACGGAGGAGATTTCTCTGGATTATGAGTTCTTTCACTCCGGCCTTTTGAATCTCATCTGCGGACACGACTATCCGGTAAAGATTATCCCGAGGGATATCAACGTCTGGATATCACGGCTGTTTCTTGGCGACTCGGATGGTTTTTCCATCCTCTACTACCAGGATGTGGACAGCATCATCTACTGGATGAACGAGGCGGCCTATCGCTGGAAACTTCGAGGAACGTGTATGTGGTCACTAGGCCAAGAGGACTTAAGGCTCTGGGACTGGCTGCCGAAGCAAAACTAAACAAATAAATATTAATCACGGAAAGAAAGTGTCTGCCCATGTGCAGGCATTTTTTATTTGGAAGGAGGATTTCAACATGAAACACATCTGGAATACCATTCAGGCGGCATTTACCGCTGTAGGAGGAGCTGTCGGCTGGTTTATCGGAGGGCTGGACGGCTTTCTTTTTGCACTGATTGCCTTTGTTGCAGTGGACTACATCACAGGCGTTCTTTGCGCCATTGAAGACAAACAGCTCTCCAGCAAAGTTGGTTTTAAAGGAATCGCTAGAAAGGTCTTGATCTTCACACTGGTCGGTATCGGGAACATCCTCGACACCGCTGTTCTAAAAGACGGCAGCGCCATCAGAACCGCCGTCATCTTTTTCTATCTCTCTAACGAGGGCATTTCCATTCTGGAAAATGCGGCGCATCTGGGACTGCCGATTCCAAAGGCTCTGAAAAATATGCTGGAAGCAATTAATGAGGAGGACAAAGATGAATCTGAATAAACTGATTTTCACGGAAAACGCCTGCTACAAGGCAGGACAAAAGATTAAAGTGCAGGGCATTATGGTGCACTCGACGGGTGCAAACAATCCCTACTTGAAACGCTACGTCGGCCCTGATGACGGTAAGCTCGGGAAGAATCAATACAATAACCACTGGAATCAGCCGATGGACAGACAAGTCTGTGTACATGGATTTATCGGGAAGCTACAGGATGGCACAATCGCCACCTACCAGACGCTTCCCTGGGATCACCGGGGCTGGCACGCCGGCGGTGCGGCGAACAATACCCACACCAGCTTTGAGATCTGCGAAGATGGTCTGAATGACGAAAGCTATCTGAAGGCTGTCTGGAAAGAAGCGGCGGAGCTTTGCGCGTATCTCTGTAAACTGTACAAACTCGATCCCATGAAGGACGGCGTAATCATCGGCCACTATGAGGGACATCAGCGCGGGATTGCTTCCAATCACGGCGACCCACGGCACTGGTTCTCTCGCTTTGGAAAGAGCATGGATGATTTCAGGCGTGAAGTGAAAGCCCTGATGGGTACGGCTGGAAGCGGGGAAAAGCCTAAGCCTGCTCCAAGCGAGGGTCATCCGGCAAAGCTCACAGAAGGTTACTACCGGGTGCGCAAGTCCTGGGCAGATAAGAAAAGTCAGCTCGGTGCGTATAAGGTGCTCGCCAATGCTAAGAAAAAAGCTGACGAGAACAAAGGCTACTTCGTTTTTGCCGAGAACGGCACGAAGATTTATCCAAGGGAAGAAGCTTTACAGCCTTCCGAAACCGGACAGGTTCATATCGTCAAGAGCGGCGACAGTCTCTGGAAGATTGCTAAAACTTATCTCGGTGACGGCAGCCGCTATCCGGAAATCAAGCTCTTAAATGGCCTGACCTCGAATGTCATCTATGCCGGGCAGAAGCTGAAACTTCCTGTGTCAGCCTTTCTGAAGGTGGGTGACAAAGTAAAAATCACGGCTTCTCGTTATGCAACCGGAGAGACTATCCCCGGCTGGGTCAAGGAGCGGACGCATACCGTCTCACAGATTGAAAAGGACAAAGTCCTGCTCGGCTGGCCGGACGGCATTGCATCCTGGGTTCCTCTGGACGGAGTGAAGAAAATCTAAGCACAAAATTTGCCCTGTGGTTCAAGCTACTGAAGTTTGGACTACAGGGCTTTTTTATTTGCGTCCGATTTTGCTTCCTCTCCTGGCTTATAGCAGGAGGTGGAAATATGGGACAGCAACAAAAAATAAGGCAAGGTCGTGACAGAGGCCTTAGCTACCGCGAAATCAGCACCCGATATAATATTTCACTCAACACGGTAAAGTCCTTTTGTCAAAGAAATGGACTGGGTGCTGATTACGTACCGACGATAAAGCNTATCAATCGTGTCTGCCCTAATTGTGGTGAATCTATAAAACAGATGCCTGGATGCAAGGTCAAGCGCTTCTGTTCTGATAGTTGTCGTCAAGCATGGTGGCAAAAAGAACGTCGATTAAAGCGTGCTGGCCACGAAAAAGTCTGTTTGTACTGTGGCAAGAAATTTAAAGGACGCAAAGAGAGAAAATTCTGTTCGCATAGCTGTTACATCAAATNTCGCTTTGCTGGTGATGGCTGTGAATAAATCTTGGGAAAAAGAACAGAATTATCAACTTGCCCTTTATCTTTGTTCTATCTTTTTTAGAAAGGGCTTACTAACCGAGCCAGAATTCATCAAGGTAAAACGAGAGCTCCTTCACCAGTTTGCTCCGCCTATCACCGGTTTGGAGGTTGTGAACAATGTCGATAAAAAGCTATGAAGCACAAGAAAACTTAACGGTTTATTGCTTCGAATTGACTGGATAATAAAGCCTTTTAGAGCAAACATGTAAGCGGAAAGGAGAGCTCGTACTTTGGATATTATCAAAATTCCTGTAAAAAAACCGGATGCTATTGAGCGTAGCAAAGTAGCAGCGTATGCAAGAGTGTCGACTGGGAAGGAAGAACAGCTACACTCACTAAAAGCACAAATTGATTACTATCGTAGCCGAATACTTGCCAATCCTACTTGGAAGTTTGCAGGTATCTTTTCTGACAGTGCTAAGACTGGAACAACGAAGAAGAGACCGGGTTTTGAAGCATTAATCAGAGCCTGCAGAGCGGGACAAGTAGACATCATCCTAACAAAAGCCATCGCTCGTTTTGCCAGGAACACCGTTGATCTTTTGAATGTGATTCGTGAACTAAGAGAACTTGGTATTGTTGTTCTTTTTGAACGAGAAAATATTAACACGATGTCAAGTGACGGCGAGTTGATGCTCACACTGCTTGCTTCCTTTGCTCAAGCCGAAAGCAAATCGAATTCCGATAACGTCAAGTGGGCNGTTCGTAAAAGTTATAAAGAAGGAAAACTTGCTCAACTGAGAAGAGTTTATGGTTACAATATTGTTCTCGGAGAAGCAATCATTATCCCTGAAGAGTCTGAAATTGTTCAAGAAATTTTTACCAGAATTGCTGCAGGTGATTTACCTAGTGCAATTTGCAGGGATCTTAATCAGCGAGAGATTAAAACGCTATCCGGAGCCAAATGGCAAACCAATCGTATCAACCAAATTTTGGATAACGTCTTTTATACAGGTAATGCTTTGCTTCAAAAAACATTCGTGACAGACTACTTATCGAAAAAACAAGTTAGAAATAATGGTGAATTGCCTATGTACTATGTTGAAAATAGCCACGAGGCGATTGTTTCTCAAGAATTGTTTGATGAGGCACAGAAGCAAAAATCATCCAGATGCCATCACCATCGTGTGCGAACAAAGACTGCTTTTTCAGGAAAAGTGATTTGTGGAGAATGCAGTGCAAAGTTTAACCGCAAATATGACCGTGGCATATACAAATGGATTTGTCGTATCTATAAGAGAGACGGCCTTCGAGGTTGTTGTTCAAAACAGATACCAGAATCAACGCTCATTGATATCTCTGCTCAGGTCTTAGGTCTGGATGTTTTTGATGAAACAGTCTTTGAAGCGAAAGTCCTTTCTATCACGGCATATAACGGGAATCGTCTCATCTTTGAATTTGTCGATCATAGCAGCCAGGAAGTGTTTTGGGCAGACAGAAGCCGCAGTGAAAGTTGGACCAAAGAGATGAGAGCTACAGCGGCACAGAAAACAAAAGAAAGGCATGAACGTCGTGGAAGTTAAAACAGTTACCGTCATTCCTCCAAAGAAAATACGGAAGAGTAAGTTTCAAGCAGAACTGAAACCTAAAAAGCGTCGGGTTGCTGCTTATGCCAGAGTCTCTACTGATGAAGATGAACAGCTCAACAGCTACGANGCACAAATTGATTATTACACAAAATATATTCAAGAAAACCCTGACTGGGAATTTGTGAAGGTCTACACGGATGAAGGTATTTCAGGCCTTATGACAAAAAAGCGTGAGGGCTTCCAACAGATGATTCAAGATGCCTTAGCCGGGAAAATTGATTTAATCCTTACAAAGTCCGTATCACGTTTTGCCAGAAATACTGTTGATACACTTTCCAATGTCAGAAAACTGAAAGAATATGGAGTGACCATATTTTTTGAGAAAGAGAATATTTGGACAGATGATGCAAAGGGAGAATTGCTGATTACGATCATGAGTTCTTTGGCACAGGAGGAAAGCCGATCCATTTCCGAAAATGTTACATGGGGACAACGCAAACGATTCGCTGACGGCAAAGTATCTATGCCGTATAAATCTTTCTTAGGATTTAGAAAAGGCGAAGACGGCAAGCCGGAAGTTATTCCAGAGGAAGCAGCAATTGTGCGCCGCATCTATCGGGAGTTTCTTCAGGGACAAACCTATAACGGAATTGCAAGGAGTCTGACTCGAGAAGGTATTAAAACGCCCCGTGGAAAGACGAAATGGTCAAGTTCCACGATTAAAAGCATCCTACAAAACGAGAAGTATAAAGGTGACGCCCTCTTACAAAAGAGTTTCATTGTTGACTTCTTGACTAAGAAACAAAAAATCAATGAAGGCGAAGTGCCTCAATATTATGTGACTAACAGCCATGAAGCGATTGTGAATGATGAAATTTTTGACCTGGTTCAGCATGAAATTGAATGCAGAAACAAGAGCAAACAAAGTGGTTCCTCTGTAAATTTCTTCTCTGGAAGAATCATCTGTGCTTCCTGCGGGGAACCTTTTACCAGGAAAGTCTGGCATTCAAACTCAAAGTATAAGCGCTACGTTTGGCAATGTGGCAAAAAATATGTAGGCAATGAGGTTTGCCATACCCCGCACCTNCTAGAGGATGAAATACAGGCTGCTTTTATAAGAATGGTAAGCGAATTGATTTACGATAAAGAAACTATCGTGATAACAACAAAAAACATTATTGCGAAGGTCCTAGATCCGACTTCCCTTGAACAAGAACAAGACAGCCTTCAAAAATGTATTGATGTGCTTTATACACAGCTTGAAGAGCAACTCGCAAAACGAGCCAAACGTGCCAGCGATAATGAAGAAGAGCTTGCTGCATATGAAACGTTGATTCGTGATTATGAGACGAAAGTTACGGAATCAAAAAGTTTAAAAGAACGCATAGAGAACATGAAGAAACGCCGCTTCTCTTGCCAGCATTTCATAGAATCATTAGGTCAACTCAAATGGGAAAAAATGGACTTTAATGAAAACCTCTGGCTCAGTTTAGTTGATAAAGTAATTGTACAGGAATCTTCTAATCATAACTTTGTTTTTATCTTGAAAGACGGCACAGAGCGGAGCATAGCTCTTTAATTCTGGACTCCAGCCTCCAGTCGTAATCAATCTACATCTACATCGTTCCCTTGTAAAATTTCATTTATACGTTATAATATTCTACTGTAAGGCTTTGCACACCCCTATGAATTTCTGCACCCTAGGTCAGGAGTTCTTGCACACACCTTTACAGAATTTATGTTCAATCGTGTGATTGTATTAGGAGTGCAGTCTTATGCCA